GGTTCACCAACAATCTTGATGGTAACTCCAGCTCAAAAAGTAGTTGCATCTACATTTGCCGGTATCGCTACACGTTATAAAGACGTACCTAGCAATGTTCAAGCATCAATCATCGGTGCAGCAGACGTTTATGTTTCAGATTTCGGTACAATCTCTATCGTGCCAAATCGTTTCATTCCTAACGCTGACTCAGATGACACAGCATTCTTGTTAGATCCAGAAATGGCAGCAGTAGCTTACTTGCGCCCTTTCCAAACTAATGAGCTTGCTAAAACTGGTGACGCTGATGTAACTCAACTTTTAGTAGAGTACACACTAGAAGTTAAGAACGAAGCAGCACACGGTATCATCTCAGATCTTACCTAAGTAGTTAGTTATAAGGGTGGTGGAGAAATCTGCCACCCCTATTATGAGGTCTTATGAGTAACATATTATCCAATGGCATTACCAGCACATCATTCGTAGATAACGGTGATGAATTAGTCATACTTAAAAGCCAAGATATATCTGGCATTCTTGAAATGAATAAGAGAGAGTATGCAGCACAAGATGAACGTAAGAAATGGGGAGATGATGCATTCAGTAACAAGGTAGCATCAATACCACTTACAGTTTTCGCAGAATTAGAGAAGCAAGGCATAACACGAGGCTTTGCAGTAATAGATACAAAACGATTCCATGCATGGCTAAACGATCCTGATAACAGGGCATTCAGAACAAGGGCTGGTAGAATATGAGTCTTACTAACTATTCAGATTTACAAACAACTATCGCCAGTTATCTTGCACGTAGTGACTTAACAGCAATGATCCCTGACTTTATCAGGCTTGCTGAAACACGTTTACGCAGGGAACTACGCATTCGTCAGATGCTTAAGGTAGTAACAACAACAACAACTGCTGGTGACTCTACTGTAGAGCTTCCATCAGACTTCTTGCAGATGCGAGATATGCACTTGGGTACTAACCCAGCAGCTACGCTAGAGTATCTATCGCCTAGCGCATTATTCCGTAATAGCAGAACTACTCAGTCTGGGTTACCTAGACAATATACGGTATTGGCTCAAGAGTTTCAATTATCACCTGTACCAGATAGTGATTACACAGTAAATCTTTTATATTACTCTGCACCTACATTTATGAGTAGCTTAGTACCATCAAACGCATTTATGGCAATATGTCCTGACTTGTTGCTTTATGGTGCATTGGGTGAGGCAGAAACATACATTATGAATGACCCAAGACTACAAACATGGGCTACACTCTATGATCGTGGTCTAAATGCTTTAACTGTATCAGATGATCAAGGCGAGTATGCTGGATCACCAATATCAATCTCAATAGCAACAAGATAAAGGAAATATTATGTCAGAAATGTCAAACTACCTAGAAAATGCTTTAATTAATGTAACGCTACGCAATACAGCATTCACAGCACCAGCAGCAGTTTATGTTGCACTATTCACTAGCGATCCTACAGATGCTGGTAGTGGTACAGAGGTTACAGGTGGTTCATATGCTCGTACAGCAGTAACATTTGCTGCACCATCTAACGGTGTTAGCTTATCTAACGCAGACTGTACATTTACACAGGCAACTGCTGCGTGGGGTACGGTAGGATGGATCGGTATATATGATGCTTCAACATCCGGCAATCTTTTATACCACACTCCATTAGACGTATCTAAAGCAATTGATACTGGCGATATATTCAAAATCGTTTCAGGCAGCCTTTCAGTAACATTATCTTAGGGGTAAGTTATGCCTCTTATAGTCAAGGATAGGGTACAGGAAACATCTACCACTACTGGTACTGGCACTCTTACACTTGCCGGTGCTGTTAGTGGCTTTCAAACATTTTCCTCTGCAATAGGTAACGGGAATACAACTTACTACGCTATCGTAGGCGGTTCTGAGTGGGAGATAGGACTAGGAACTGTTGCTGCTGGTACATTGGCTAGGACTACAGTTATTGCATCGTCTACAGGCTCTGCTGTATCGTTTAGCGCAGGTACTAAAAACGTATTCTGTACCTATCCTGCTGACCGTGCTGTAGCTCAAGATAATACGCTTACTGCTTACGCTTCACAGATTGCTGCATCAAATGGTCTAGTGCTAAACAACATGACAATTAGCGCAAACTACACAATACCTACAGGCTACTCTGCTAGTTCTGTTGGCGCAGTAACCATCAATAGTGGTGTAACAGTAACCGTGCCATCAGGCAGTCGCTGGGTAATCTTGTGATAAAGGATAACAAATAATGGCAAACTCAATATCATCAGTAACAACAGGTACAGGCGGGATTGTCCTTATGTCTGTAGATACATCGGGCAACACTAATATTAAGAGTGGTACAACAACCATAGCGGCTATATCATCCACAGGGGTAGCGGTAACTGGCACATTGAGTGCGAGTGGTGGTGTGGCTAAAGCATCTCTGCCAACAGGGAGTGTGTTGCAAGTGGTTCAAGGAACTACAACAGCTGGTGTATCAAATGGTACGACTACTTTTGTAGATACTACACTTACAGCAACGATAACTCCAATAAGTGCTACAAGTAAAATTTTAATTATGGCTTCTCATGCAGGTGTTAGCAGAACTAGTGGTAATATAAATAATTCTGGGATGATAAAATTATTAAGAGCATCAACTGATTTAGGTATTTTTAGTTATGCGATAGGTTATACAGCAACGGCTTTGACGCAATATGCAAATTGTTCCTTTAGTTATTTAGACTCTCCTGCGACAACTTCAGCAACTATTTATAAAACACAATTTGCTAATGATTTAGCGGCAGCGGGAATTAGCGTTGGAAATGGTGGTATTTCAACAATTATTTTAATGGAGATAGCGGCATGATACATCAATCTATATTTAAGCTATACCCACAAGTTACTGTTATTCGTGGTGACATTGCCTACGACAAAGACGAGAACATTGTTGAGTACGACCTAGCCTTAGTCCAAGCAGAACAAGAAGCAGAAGCCAAGCGTCAAGAGGCACTAGCCTACCTAGCATCTACAGATTTTATGATGACTGCTGACTACGACAAAGACACAACAGAAGTTCGTGCATTAAGGGCTGAAGCTCGTAATGTAATAAGAGGAGTAATCTAAATGCCATTAGTCATCGCAGGAAATTCTAGCGGGTCAACGACAGTACAAGCCACAGACGCAGTCACGGCAACCATCACGTTACCAAGTGCTACCACAACATTAGCAGGAACGACCACACCTAGCTTTACGACAACCATCGGTGTCGGTGCGGCTACTCCAAGTGCATCAGGCGCAGGCATCACATTCCCTGCCACACAAAGTGCTAGTACAGATGCTAATACGCTAGATGACTATGAGGAAGGAACTTGGACACCGACACAAGGTGCTGGATTGACAATGGTTGGCGCATTTTCTTCTGGCGGTGGCTATACAAAAATCGGCAATCAAGTAACTGTTATTGGCTTTGTTGCTGGTGCTACAACAGTTGCTGTTGCCGCTGCTAACACTGCATTTTGTGCGGGTCTTCCATTTACGCCAAACGCATCATCAACAAACGCATCTTTGGCTGTGAACAACGGAACAAGCGCAACTATGGGGCTACAACCAACAGGAACTTCAACAACCATTTTCTCTGCTGGAACTATGGCGGCTACTGCTCGCATCAACTTCACGGCAACTTACTTCGTCTAAAGGAAAAATCATGGCACTTACAGAAGAAAAAGTAATAGATACAATCACAGTTACAGAGAACGGCACTATTCTTTACCGTGAGGCTACTCGTATTTTAAAAGATGGCAAGCAGATAGCACAAACCTATCACCGTTCTAGCCTAGCCCCAGCGAGTGACTTAACAGACGTACCTGCTAACGTAGTGGCGATTGCTAATGCAGCGTGGACAGCAGATGTAGTAACAGCTTATCAAGAACAGGTAGCGAAAGTAGGAGTTTAATATGAGCATCGTATTAGATGGAACAACAGGTCTAGCTGGAGCAGCCACAGGGGCTTTAAACGGCTCATTAGGTGCAACCACACCAAGTACGGTGGTGGCTACTAGCGTAACTGCATCAACTGGTATTGTTGGTACTACTACAAATAATAGTGCTGGTACAGGTTATGTTGGTGAGTATGTTTCTTCAACAGTTGGAACTACCAGTAGTTCTCTAACAACTGCTACTGCTAAAAATTTAACTACAATAAGTTTAACCGCTGGTGATTGGGATGTATCAGGATGTATTTTTATAGATGGTGCGGCTACTACTAATGTCACATTATTAAGAGGAAATGCCAGTTCAACAACAGCAACTATAAATTTTTATGCAATAGGATGGGCTGGACTTAGTTTTGGAACTGCTGGAGTAATACCTAATGCTACTGGTGCACTTTCTGTACCGTTGCCAACACAGAGATTTTCTTTATCAGCGACTACTACAATTTATTTAGTAGGCATTGCTACATTTACTGTATCAACATTAACGGCTGGTGGCTACATAACTGCAAGGAGAGTTAGATAATGAAATACGCTTTAACTAGAGAAGATGGCGTTACAGAATTGCGTGAAGATAATCACCCATTACAAGACGGTGCTATTCAATTATCTAATGCTGAATATGAGCAACTTTTAAGTGGTTTATACATAGTAGAAAATGGTGCGATTGTAGTTAATCCTAAT